ATCATCTATAGAAGTCGCATCTGAATTATTAGATGGCAGATCCCTTAATGCTTGTCTATAAGTTGACCATTCTGTTTTTTTATTATCTGTCAAAGGGCTATCTGGAAATTGTGTCCAATCTGATTCAGACAACATTGTATTTCTTATTGGTCTTATTGAGTTCCATATTGAAATGTTTTGTTGAACAGCCTTTCCTTCAATTATTTTATAAGCTTCTGCCTCATATAGTCCTTCTATTATTGACTGATCGCTTTCTAAAAAAATATCATCAACAGTAAGATTGGTAGTCCCACAGGTTGTTATGTCTCCTGTTGTTGTTTTGTATATAGTATATTCTGTCATTTTATTGTGTATTGTCTATAAACACATACAAAGATTGATATGTGCTTCTAAGTTTAGTTATCCATCTAACACGCCAGTAAACAGTTGTTGAGCTACCAGATAGACCAGTTATATCTCCTGAGTATGCAAAGACATATGTCCTAAAGGTTCCTGCTGAAAAAGTTACATTTTGTATACCTCCACCAGCCTGAACCCAGGTCGAGCCATTTACACTATATTCTAATACGCCATTTGTGCAGTCCCCATAAACCCCCGTCCATATTGCCTGATACTTAGCATTATTTCTGACATCGCCTATAGTTGTAGATAAGTAAGTACCTGTTGTTGATGTTTGTGTTGTAAAGTTTGTTGATCCTCTTTGAAATGAACTACCAAATACCCCCAAAGGAACAAAGGCACCTGTATGACTTTTTATATCAGAGCTTACATTATCGAAGTGTCTTACATTAAGAGTATCAACATTTATCTGTGTACCAGTAATAGAGTTTGTTACTATTTTGTCTGCATTTAAAGTATTGGTAATTATATTACCACCGTGTATAGAAGTAGATGTGTTTGTTGCCAAGTCTGTTGAAAGTATCACAGAGGCATCTAGTCTATCTGCGGAAAGGGTTCCAGCTGTTATTTTTGCAGCGTCTAATGTAGCAGTTATTTTCGCATTATCTATGGTCGCGTCTTGTATTTTTGCATTTGTTATAGCACCGTTTTCAATCATGGCATCTTTTATGAAAACAGTTCCACTGTTAACAATGAACGGAGCTACGTTTGTAGATCCACTCCATATTGCAAACTTATCAGCCTGGAACTGTACATATGACTGTGCACCACTACCGCTACTTGCATTAGACCCAATAACCATACCTGCTGCTGACTTACTGCCATTAGATTCAGTGGCGACTTGTATAACAAACATTGCATCAGCATCACCTTCTAAGTTAGATACAGATGTTTGTAATGTAGATACGTTGGAATTAGTTGTTCCAACTGTTGAGCTAAGGTTACTTATAGCCGTGGCGTTAGCTGTATCTGCATTAGCCCTTGTTGTGGCTTCTGTAGATATAGCAGATGTATTTGAGTTTACAGTAGATGTTAAGTTGGTTATATCGGTAGCTAACGCTGAGTCTGCGTTTGCTCTTGTTGTTGCTTCTGTAGATATAGCAGATGTGTTTCCGCTAACGGTAGATGTCAAATTAGTTATATCTGTTGCAAGTGCTGTATCCGCATTGGCTCTTGTGGTTTGCTCGGTTGCTATAGCAGAAGTATTAGAATTTACTGTAGAAGTTAGACTTGTAATTGCGGAAGCATTTGCGGTTGTATCGCTTGTAAGTGTTACTATATCTGATTGAGCAGTGGAAATATTGCTAGTGTTTGTAGTAACAGTTGAGCTTAAACTATTGTATAAACTAATAAGATTAGAATCTCTTGCTGCAACCCAAGAATTATTAGAAGCATTTCTAAAATAAGCCTGATTATTGTCGTTGGTATCTATCCATATGTCATTGGCAGATAATGAGTCTCCATTATCTCGTGTTGTTGGAGATGATGTTGACTTAATTACCACCGCCGCAACCGCAGCAGTTGCCACATCTCCATTAGTAATTAAAGTTGTTAGTGCTGTATATCCAGGAAGATTTTGAAGTTGCTCTGAAAGCAAAGACATTTGTGCACCAATATCAATAACAGTACTATCACCTATTCCTGTTGTTGAGTTGAACGGTCCTGCCACATCCTGTGTATTTACAAACCTAACCCAATAATATCGAGTTTGTCCGTTACCCACCTGATGTGAAAATAAAGACGCTGTAGATGTTCCAACGAGAACTCTATCTGCAAAGGTGTTAGATGTTGCTGCCCATACTTCAGCGTATGAAAATCCAAAAAATGTTGGCTTATCCCATTGAATAAGTATGTTTTGAAATGCTCCGTTTACCTGAACTCCAGTTGGTGCTGGCGGTATATCTAATACAGGTCCGTCACCAGGAATAATACCACCACCCCCACCGCCTATAAATCCATTGCTTCCAATCCTAAGATCTCTCTTTGCAATTCCAGAATTTATTAAATCATTATAGGTTACAGCAGCGTCTAAAGGATCTCCAAGCTCTCCCTTAAGAACAGCAACAGATTCGTTAAGCAGTTGAGCAAATCTTTTCTGCTCAGAGTCAAAGCTTCTTGGTACTGAGAATGTGCCTTTTGGCTTACCCATTAAGTTATCTCCCTAGGGCTTTCATATACACAAACCTCATTGACGGCATCCGTACCCTCAATGATTATGTAAAATGATTTAGCCTGATAACCTCCAGGTAATCTAAAGATATTATTATTAGTGACCACCTGAGTATGCTTAAGAGATCCATCAGCGTATAACTTAAAGGTAAGATCGCTGTAGGACTCAGCACTTATTTTTGCTACGCCTGGGGATATTGGCTTGTTTGAATAGAATTCTCTTGATTTCCAAGAGTAAGATCTTGTACTTGTTGATCTAGCAAACTTCTTAAGGACTCCTCCAATAACAAGGTAAAGCTCATCGTTCTCCCTGTCATTAAATCCAGCGTGTGCATAAAAGTCTAAATCAATAAACGCATTCTTCTGACCCCTAGGATCAAATAAGAATCCCTTCTTTGTTGATGTGTTAGACCCATCCCAAGTAAAGCCTATGTACTTTCCTTCGTACTCATATGCCTCTATATTGTTTGGATAATATTCCTGCCACTGATCACGAGTAAATATTTGTTGGGTTATTAATTGAACATCTGAGTTTGCTGCCAATACCAAGCCGTCTGGTGATGCATAAATAGCATACTCACCCATATCTACCAAAGATCTTTTATTTGTATTTGGTAGGTTAGCGTCTATCTCTAAAGAAGCCATAGCCCTTGGATCTGTACCAGAAACTATAACTGGCTTGCCTTTTGTTGTAACTAATAATCCTGAGCCTATAGTTGTTATACCTACAACGTCAGTTGCTGTTGTTAATTGATTTGCTAGAGGATATGAGTGTGGTAAGAATGGTTCACTAAATAGTAAAGTGTTACCACTAAAACCTGCTGTTATACCGTTAGGCATTGTTGTAATTCCAAACATTGGTCCGTCTGGGTGATCTGATGTTACATCATCTGGCGGTGCTAGATTATCTGCTGATTCTATTTCTTCCCCGAGAGAGGCATCCAAGACAGCATCCGTTGTTGTTCCCGATGACACACCAGCAACATCTCTAACAAACCTAAATACACCATTTAGATCTGTTCTATATATTCTTCTTTTTGCTATAGAATAAGCACCACTTGATCCAGCTGGTAGTGACAGAGTAACTGTAGATCCATTAGCCGCATCAATGATCTCTGCAGCCGTAACGAGACTTGGCGGTCCTTCTTCTCCGAATGTTGTTATCTCTGTATAAACATAAGCTCTTGAGCTTGTTGTAGCACCATCAGCCGCAGTTGTATTATCAACGCTTGGAGCAGAAGTAAATGCACCTGGAGTTGGTAAACCTAATCTATAACTAGTAACTGGGTAAGGACCACTTCCTGATATGCCGTTTGCAGCATCAACCATTCTTGGGAACCCAGAGCTTCCAGAAAATCCAGTAAAGTAAAATCTGCTAAATGCATCCTCTCTTATTGGACTCTTAATAACATCTACATCATCATTAAATGTAAACCATGCACTGTCGGTTGCTTTAAATATTGTGCTTGTTGCGGCACTTATGTTTGAGGCTGGATGTGTTGAGCCTGCCTCTGATGGATCATTAAGATCCTGCGGTAGTCCTTCAAGTCTGCCTCTGTCTAAAAATGTATTAGAGGTTTCTTGAGCAACATCCTCTGGCAATAGTCTTGGAGCTATTTTTTTATTTAGCCCTCCAAATGTATTTAGTTTAAATCCAGCCACTTTTAATCCTTTTCGTTATTTGATGTATTTGATGCACCAAAATAAAAAGATATCACAGCACTAGCCAATCCACCCAAATATCCTAAAACTAAATTAATTAAAGCCTCTGAGTTCTGCTCTGGTGGTTGTAGAGTAACAAGAAATATATACCCCATAAAGCCTCCAACCACTGCAATCCCCATAATACGAGCTGTCCAATCCTTGCTAAACTTGTTTCTTGCGTCTTGACCGTCTGCTACTTCTAATCTAAAAACATCAACATCGAGCTCTTTCATCTGAACCTCAAATTCCTGTTCTGCCTTCTTGAGCTCCAGCATCTGTTCTGGAGTTGCACTTTGTATTGCACTATTGATAGACTTCGGATCTGCATTACATCCAAGCACCTTTGCTACCACTGATGCCGCCTGACCTCCAAGAGGTCCGCCCAATGCAGAGCCTAGTGTTGGAGCAACCGCACCTACTAAATTTTTTATTAACTTAAACTTCATCTTCCCTGTCCTCTATATTTTTTATACTGATTTTTAGCATTCTTGTTTCTTGGATAAGTGTTTAACGAACTTCCTATTGAAGTGCGTTTAGATTTTCTTCTTTGTGGATCTACACTTTTTACTTTTATCTTAACTGCCATAATCAATAGTATAAATTTGTAAGGGCTTTTCTTTTCCCTTAACTTTAATTGGTTCTAATAATTTTAACTCAAAACCGCACTTTTTGGCAGTCTCTTCTCCTATCAATATGTCAAATCCTACCTCTTTGGTGGCAGATTCAAGCCTTGCTGCGGTATTAACGCAATCGCCGATAGCTGTGTAATCAAACCTGGTTGAGCTACCCATGTTACCTATAACCGCAAATCCTGTAGCAACGCCCACGCCTATTTCAAGACCTAGACCAGATAGTTGTACCTTGTCCTGTATCTCTTTGGCACATAAAACAGCAGCCTGTTCATGACCCTCTAGGTCTAAGGGTGCATTAAAGATTGCCATCATTGCATCACCAATATATTTATCTACCATTCCATCATAAAACTTTACAGTATCTGACTGTATGGTAAGAACCTTATTCATTATCTCGGTTACTTCTTCTGGCTTTAGCTTTTCTGACAAGGACGTAAATCCTCTTACGTCCGTAAAGAGAAATGTTGCGTATCTTTTTTCTCCTCCTAGTTTTAATAGCTCTGGATTATTTTGTAGTTGTCTTACCTGTCTTGGATCAAGGTAATGTTCAAATTGTTTTTTGACCTGTTGGCGGAGTTTAAACTGTTTTCTAAAGTTTAAATAGAAGGCAATACCAGAAATTAAGAGTTGTGAGATAAAAGTCCAAGAGAAATCTATTAAATAGCCTCTCTGAACGCTATAAGCTCCTAAGAAGCCCGTGGTTAATAGCAATACTACAGCTATACTTATGCCCTTGGTTATACCAAGATAGTTAATTACAAGCCACGTCAGAGAGACAAAAATTAGGAAAACCAAAATTTCCAACGCCAAAGCGTAGTCTGGGATCATTGGAGAGTTTTCTATAAGGATTGACTCGGATAATGCTGCTTGAATTTTGTGTGGCTCTAATAATCCAATTGGAGTTGCAACCTGTGGCATGATTCCTGGTGCGGTAATACCAACAAAAACAAACTTACCTTCAACATTCATTTCTTGTAAATCGGTTTGTGGTGTATCTACCCAACTAATCCATTTACGACCAAGGCTATCTGTCTTGATTGGCGGCAGTCCCCTTACTGCTATCTGCTCTATACCATTATCATTAGTTTTTATAATATAGGTTTTTGCACCAACAAGGCTTTTGAGTACCTCAGTACCAAACGAACTAACATAACCGTCTGGGGTTTTTAAAAGTAAGGGCATTCTTCTGACTAGGTTGTCTATGTCAGTAGGTGCAGTTGCAATACCCTGTTGTATATAATTTCTAAGGTTGTTAGTATTTTGAACTACACCTTTGGATAACATACCACTAACATCTGGTCCTTGTATCACTGTTCCAATAGTTTTTGGGTATATTTGATTTGGGGCTTCAAACATAGCTAATATTGATGTACCTTGTTGTAAAGACTCTGCAAATTCTTTATCTCCCCCGAGTCGATCAGGGTGGGGAAAAGAAATAACCCAACCAACACCCAAAGCTCCCCTTGCCATAATATCTGAATGTATCTCGCCAAGCCTCTTACGCGGTATGGGATATCCTCCCTCTCTATCCATATCATCTTCGGTTATGTTTAGTATTGTGAAATATCCAGAAGGATCTTGTTTAGTAACCAAGCTATCAAATATTTTTAGCTTAAGTATTTCTGTTGGCGTTGATTGAAACACCAATGGCAAAGACAATATAGGTAGAAGTAAGAATATTAGTTTTTTCATTAGTTACTCTGAGTTATTTTAATAGTGCTTCCACTGCCGCCATTAACCTTAATAATGTTAGATGTTCCGTCCTGTATAAATATTACTGTGTAGGATCCTGATCCATCTATATCTACCCTTGCGGTATCACTGACGCTTCTTAACAATGTTAATGTTTGTCCTGTAAGAAATGTTGTTATCTGTGTGTTGAGATCCTGACCCATCTTAGTTCCAGTTATGTTAGTAGATGTTGCGTCTTGAGCTAGTTGATCTTCTTCTCTTATCTCCTCTAGTGCATCAATGACATCAAGCAAGTCTTCTAAGAAATTAACATCCAAGTAGTTTATATCTAGCTCGCCAAACTCCAGCTCGTCTTCTTTTAAGAAGTCCTCTTCTAAGAAGTCCTGATCTAATCCATCAAAATCTAGTATGTTCTTTTTTTTAACAACAACCCTTTCTATATCTACTACCTGCTCCTTCGGCGGGGTGACGATAAGCATGTTATCTATAAGGTCTAATGTCAGATCTAATATAACTGGCTTGCTTGGAGCCTTTTCAAAAACATCTACGGTTGTTGCCTCGTAAGGCTTATTTAGGGTTACTGTTCCCATGGCTGTAGTTACTAGTATCTCTCCACTAGATATACCGAACTCATCTGGTAAAAGTATCAACAGCGATCTTCCAGTCTCGTCTACTGTAACTGTAAAGTCAGTACCACGGATTGCTATGTTTGCCGTGGGTGTCTTGAGATCTATGTTGTTTTTATCTATTTTGTTAAGGCTTCCAGTGATAAACCTTGCAGTACCAAGACCAAAGGTGATAGCCATCTTTGACTTACTAGGATCTGGGTCATAGATAAATTCATCCACAACAAGCTGTGAATGTTCGGTTAATCGTACCTGGGATTCATCTAAGAATGTTATAGCCATGCGACCATTTGTTGTTACAGCCTCATCGTTCTGCTGTATGTTAAATGATTCTTCTGCCGTGTATGGCTTGTCTCTTAGTATTTGTGCAGAGCCGTTTAGCTCAGATATGTTTCCAACCTCAACAGCCTGTGCTTGTACCTTGGTCATTTTGAATGACACAAATAGTACCATTATTACCATTAGATAATATCCTAAGCCAGTCGTTATCCTGAGTTGATGCTTGGTTGATATTAAATGTTCTGCCATTGCCCTGTTGATCTAAATAAAAGTAACCACCTGCAAATCCACTTCCTGTGAAATTAACTGTGTTGCTGTCTCCGTCCACATCTACATAGTTGGTGGCACCATCATAGTTTATATTAAAATCAAAAGTATTGCTGTCACCGTTTATTATCCAATCAAGATCGGTGTTAGATGCAAGCCCTGTTGTCGCTAGATCTAAAGTAAATGTGTTAGATGATCCTGTTGCAACCACATTAAGGTCTGAGTTGTCAGCACCATATGTGTTATCTGGGTCTACTGTCAGAGTGTATGTATTGCTGTCACCATCAAACTCAAAAAACGCTGTGAGTGAGTCTGCATATACATCTGCTAAAAATTTATTAGTGTTACCTATTTGATTAACATCTAAGGTTAGGCTTCCTCCGTCAAAATCTGCTGCGGTCATCTGACCAGCTACTGCTAACAGACCTCCTATTAAGTTGCCTGATCCTAACTGTTCTAGGTCTATATTTGCTGTTGCACCGCTTTGATCAATGTATATCTCGTTATCAGCCGCGTATAGCGGAGACACAAGCATCATCGCAATCAATAGTTTTAGTCTTTTCATAAATACTCCAGTATCCGTTTTGAGCACCTTCCTTTATAGTCTGCAAAACAGCAGTCTCTATTGCTGTCTGTAGTGCTATGTTAATTGATTCATTTCTTACAAGACCGCTTTCTACTTCTACTAACTCCGTACTGTCAGTAATAAATCTAAATATATCTTGGTCAATAGAGGCACTTAGTATTGTTTTAGTTACTAATACTTCTAGTAGTACTTTTCCCGTACTTACGGAAACGGTACGAAGTGATATGGTTACTGTGTCTTGTTTGTATTGTCTAGACATTCCGATGCCTAGATATCTTGCACCAGCACCACCACTCTTCACATTACTTTCATAAGATATCACACCGCCTTGCATTATCAAGCCAGCGAACATTAAAGGTTGCATTTTCTTTTTTTCCCCAAACTCCTGTCTGGTGCTTCTAATAATTTGCCTTTCCTTGGTTACAAAGTCTAACCCAACTCTTTCTACTACCTCAAAGAACCCATTGTGATTAATGCCTGCATGCTTGAGTGCTCTTATTAAGTATGCGTCTGGTGCCTGAGTGACCGCAGATGAGAAGGTTGCGTAGTTACTATTACTTCTTCTTTGTCCTGTCTGGTCTGTAAAACCACCAGAGTATATAGCCACGATTGGCTTTGCGTCTTGATTAGATTTTATATTAGCAAGCTCGGCAAGAACCAAAGAGTCTATCTGTGCTTCTTCTATGTGCTGAAAAGGTGGTAGGTTATTTTCTAGTGGATCTACTATTAATGCACAACTAGAAAGTAAAACTGCCGATAGGCAAACTAATTTCTGTGATATTTCCATCTGGGTCCGTTATTTTTAAGGTTATTACAATTCCATCCGATGTATATTCTATCCTATTACCTTCCAGCTCTATAACCCCAGATGTTTGTGCTGTATCACCAAACAAGTTATCTACAAGCTGTCTACTAAGCTGTGCATATATTCGACTTTCTAAGTTACGAATAAAACGTGCCAGCGTTGTGTTTTCGGCATCTCTTGCTATCTGATCTTGCAGAGCTTTTATTTCAGCCTTTAAACTCATCTTTCTTGTATTCTCTTGGGACTCTACTGTTAGATAATGTGAGCTTGTGTTTATGCCACTAAAAGACGGCGACTTAAATTTATGAACCATCTCATCGGATTCTATGTTTTGGACAACAACTCCTGCAAAAAGAAATAACCCAATGGTTAAAATAACTCTTATAAGAAAAAGCTTTTCTCTTTCTTCGTTAATCTTTTCTTTGATCATCTCTATCCGCCTTCGCTATCTTGTCAATATCAACTAAGTTTGGAACACCCAACAATGTCTTCAAAAGAACATCCTGCCTTATGCTTTGATTGTCTAATGCCCTTACCCTGTCTATTAAGCTTACTATAATGCCATACTGACTATCAAGTTTTGTGGAGACTCTCTCCTCCATGGTGTTAAGACTTGTTTGAACTTTATCGTCCATGGTGTCAAGTTTGGTTTCCATCCCGTCAATAATTCTATTGATTAGTTTCCAAACAAAAACACCTAATCCTAAAGCTGCTGCAATGGGAAAACCTAGTTCGGTTATTATTGAAACAGCTTCAGACATTTATTCTATTGCTTAGCTTTACCTATATTAAGAGCAAGAAGATCTACAAACTTATAAAGTTTACCGATCCACTCATCGTCTTTAGGTGTTGGCGTGGATGCTGCAACAATTGATGCAACAGTCACAATAGTGGTTATCCAAGTAACCATACTCATTATATCCATAATATCTCCTATATTGAGTTTGCTTCGTTAGCGTTCTGTTTTGCAGTCTTCACTGCGTCTGTCCAAACGGCTGAAGCTATGCCTTGAACTTCTGTAGACTCTCCTGATACGTCTGTATCTGTATGAGTCCAAGTATCGTCATCGTTTTGTACAGAACTTACACAATCTAATGTGTGTCTATGAAAAGACCTTGAAATCTCTACACCATCTTCTTTGATGACTGTAGCTGTTCTTATTTGTATTGTTTTATAGTCTCCGACAATTTCTATCTTGTCTTCTTTTATTATTTTTTCTAATGCCATTTTTTTTCTCCTTTTTGTCCGTACCTAGAATCTACTAGGTATATTATTATTATGCATTTGTTGTATAAATTAGTGTTAATTTTATAAATGTTCCATTTTGCCATAATTGACTTGAAGTAACGACTGAATCAGCATTACTAGCTGAAGTTCTTGCAAATATTGTATTTGCACTATTGCCTACAAAAAAACTTAAGTGAGAGCTTAAACTTGAAGTTACGCATAGTCCTGCAACAGCACATCTTGCATGAGGTTCTTGATACCCACCATAGCTTTCAGAATAAAATGGAAGCCCTGTTATAGAAGCATTACTACTACCAACGCCACTTGCAGTGTTTATTTTAAAACCAATATGAACATATACCATTTTTCCTATTTTTACATAGTGCCCCCTTCTATAAGAATAAGTATAAGTTCCATTATTAATAACTGGAGTCCAAGAGCCTTCTTCATAATCGTCAAGGTCAGAACTCATTTTTATAGCACCTGAAAGGTATAAGTCTGCAAATTTAGCATTACTCCTGCCTAAACTAACTACGCCATTTGATGCAGCATTAGTGTCCATGTTAAATGGTCTTATTTTATTTTCGCTACCTAAAAACTGTAACCCTGCTCCATTACTTCCTAGTGTTAATTCCGCACCCTCAACACCAATACTTCCAACTGTTGAACCAGCTTGATTTAAGGTTATTATACTGCCATCATTTGCCATTCTATTAAGGACCAATGGTGCTGCTCTACGAGAAGATATGTTTACAGCATAGTTGCTACTTCTATTGACAGCCATGCCAAAGAATGCTGGAGTACCACCCCCATCATTTGCATCTGTGTTTGCCTCATTCTGTGTAGTAGTTACTAACAAGTTGCCTGAGTCATCAATTCTAAGGCGTTCAGCACCTACTGTATCATCATATATAGCTAACTCCCCAGCACCACTAACAAAGTTAGAACCTATTCTATAAGCTCTGCCATTAGTAGCTCCATTTCTTATTGATACATATGTACCATTAGATGAAGTGTTTTCTACACGTAGATTACCTTCAACATCTAATTTTTCGTCAGGATTAGTAACTCCAATTCCAACATTGCCTGATGAGTCTATTCTCATGGCTTCTGATGATGATGTATAGAACTGCATTGAGTTATTAGCGTGGTAATACTGAATAAGACCAGCGTACTGTGCTGTAGAACTAGAAGTATCAGAGTCAGCAAATGCTAAAGAGCCATAAGTAGTGCCAAACAACGTAAGGTTTGAATCAGTACTATCACCAATAACTAGCTTGTCTGTAGCACTTAACGAGTTAAATGCAGAGGGGTTGGAGTTTCCAATTCCAACATTGAAAGATGAATCAATAGTTAAAGCATCACCAACACCACTAATACCTATTCTGTAGTCGTTAGATGGGGAAGCAAAACTTTGCCACAAACTACTAGTGCTAG